ACTGCTGTTGCTGCTGCCATAATAAATCTCCTTAATGTAAAAAATCCCCCCACCGATTAAGGCGAGGGGAAAAGGCAACTATTAGGCTGGAACTGCTAACGCAAAAGCGCTAGAAGACAAAGCTGCACCAGTTGTGGCGGCTGTACGCATGGCTTTCACACCATACAGAGTGTCAGATGTAAACAAAGTAGCGAGGTACTCTTGTTTGTACTGAGTCTGTGAACGAACACCAACCTGCTCAACCAATACCATGGAGTCTTTGTGGCCCATCAAGCAGATGCGGTCTGTCTGGGTATTTCCATAACCAGTATCAGCATTGCTAGATGTAAACACGGGGATACCATAAAGTTGACCGATTTCACCATTACGGATTGCATCGCCATTACCCACAAAAGCCTGTTCTGTGTAACGGGCAAGACCCATCAACGTGTTACGGCTTGAAGGAGGAATGATGAAGAAACGACCATCCATAGGAGTGTCGTTGTCGTCCAAACGCTGAATGGTTCTGCGGATAGCAGCATCAGTCAAAGCAGCGGCATTGGAGCTAGTGCTGTTGTAAGCAGTAGTACCATCAGATCCGATATAAGCCTTGGTTGTTGTGTTGCTAGTAGCGTAGTCATTTGTACCAACAGTAGCACCATTGAAGGCACGACCCAATTGGATCAAATCAGTATCTACTTGCTTGGCAAGTGCATAACCTGCGTCTGCTGTGTAGAACTGGCGCAAGCTGTTTAAGGCTTGAGCTTCCACGATGTCCTCAATGAAACGTGAGTACTCATAGTGCTTGTTAATCAAGACTTGAACTTCAGTCTCAGTATCGGCAATCAGAGTAACGGCAGTGGATGCCGCTTTAGCTGATGCTGAACCACGAGTAGGAGCTGGAATGTGAACAGTGTCACCTTTCTTGCCCTTGAAGCTCATCTTCATTACGATGTTAGCCAATACAAGGTTTTTCTTGTAAGCGGCTACGATTTCGTCAGACCAGATTTCTGGAATGAACGTTGCTGCGGTGGTTACTGTTACCGCTGGTGTTGGATATGCCATGATTAAATCTCCTAAAACAAATTTTAACGAACCCTGCCCTCTGCGTATGCTGCCATGATTTCATCACTTAAAGCATCGTATCGGTTAGGATCTTGCATTTTCAGCCGAATAAGGTCAGCCCTACGATAAACCTTCCTAGATGACTCCCCAGAACCACCTGTATCAACCCCTACAGCTTTAAGATTCTGCTTTCGTGTGACCTCTGCTGAGGACTCATTCTGCTGTTTCTTAACGCCACGAAGTTGCTTATAAGTGCTTAACAATTCATTGGCAGAATCATAGTCGAATTCAGCATCGGCTCGCTTGAACAATTCTATACGAACTGGGCTAGATTTAACCCAATTTGCAAAGTCCTGATCTTTAGCAATATTGCCAAAATCTGGATGTTCATTTGCTAACTTCTGTTGAATCTGTGACCTTTTCATCTCTAGGGTGGCTTGTCTAGCCGCCAAGATGTCGGGATGACTATCAACTGTCCTTTGAACTGCCCTCTTTGGATCATCAAAAAAGTCAATCTCAGGCTCGTCCTGCCTAATCTGTTGTTGTTTAGACCCAAGGTTCTGTCTAATGAGTTCATCGGCTAGTTTTCTTACTTCGCCTACCTCTTGAGCCTGCTTTCCAATCAGCTTTTCAGCCTCTTGGTGCATTCTCACAATGTCATCCAAACTTTTGTCCCTGTATTTTTCAGGGAGATCTGGTTTCGAAAATGATTTCTGCTCTTCGATTTCTAACTCACCAGGCAATTCTTTATCTTCATCAATCAACATATATTTCCTTTTCCTGCCGTCAATCGGTTGTAGGAGATTCAACTCGGCATTATTGCTTATGAGTTGATTTTGCGTTCACTTTTCAGCTTGTCAGTATGGCTTTTCCCAAATTTAGCGTGAGCCGTTGGGAAATGACCAGACCAACCTTCTAGCCGAAATGCTGGCGCAGAGAGAATGCGGTTGGCTGTAGCTCCGCACTCACACATTAGACTCGTTGTCTCATAAACAACCAATCTGTCCGTTCTATGCCCGTTTTCACAGGCGAATTCAAATATTCTTCTCATTTAGATCCTCGTATGCTCTTTCGCTGACCTGTTTTAAGTTTTTCAGCCAAGTGAGAATAGAAAGTTCACCTTTTCTAAATTGTAGACTTCTTTCGTCTTCAATTGTAGATATATTATTTAATGGTTCAATCATATTGTCAATGTCTTCTAAAAGCTCTTTCCAGCCTTCAGTCGCCATCATTGAGAAGCGCTCTTCATAATAGGTCTGAAGCTCTTTGTTCATACTGAGTCAGCACCTACTGATACTTCAATTGTTTCTACAGGATCAGGACGAGTTTGCACTTCTACTGTATAAACCATGCCATTTTTCTCATAAGGCTCGCATCCGACAAGCATTTCAGTATTTCTGTCATGCTCTTTAAAGACACTAACTTTTAGACAACCATTTTCAGTAAAAAAATCATCATTTGGGCCTGAAATCGGGAATGATGTATTGGGGAACAAATCACGATAGTGTCCTACTGTGATAGTTCCATTTTCTAGTTTAGCAATGTTCATGTTTATCCTTTATCTGGGAAAGGTGCTGTTGGGGCTGTGAAGTTAGCTGTGTACCGAGCCACACCCTTAGTGATACGCAAATCGTCTATGTATCCGTTGTAGTCACGGGCAGAGGAACTCACCCATCTTCCAACATAAACATTAAAAGTTGTAGACCAATTTGATGTGCCTGATATAGATGTTGATGAAACAGATGTTCCATCACGATACAAAGTTATAGTTGAGCCATTACGAACAAAAGCCCAATGTGTCCATGTATTTGTTGGTATGTCAGTTGTATCTGTAACAGAGTAATAAGTTGAACCAACAACACAAGTTGCGCCCATCTTATTTGTATTGGTTATTTCAAGATTAACACTTTCGTCTGTTGCCGCTGCAATTGTCGGTGCAGTAATACCAAACACTCGCTTATAAGCACTTGGCAATGATGGTGTGTATAACCACATTTCAATGGTGAAAGAACCTGAACCCATTTGAAGATTTGGATTATTAGGGCCTTGCAAATAGTCGCCAGTTCCATCCAAAGCTATAGAGCCAGTACCATACTTCTTAACGCTTGTAGAAATCTGTGCGTTACCCACAGTTTCTAAGTCGTTCATCATGGCGTTGTCTAAGATGCCAGCGTTGGTATAAGACAACAATAAATTAGTGTTTGTAGTTGCGGTTAATGGTGCTGTTGGAACAGTAATTGTTGATGATGTAGCGTTGTAGCCGCCAGAACCAATAATTCTTTTGACATCAGCAAGATAGCCTGTAAATAAATCAACACCCCCACCATTTGCGCCAATAGCTGGAGCATAAGTTGTTGAGCCATTGTTGACTGCGCCAGTGCTTAAGTCTGAACGAGTACCAATACGAACACCATTTAGGTAAGTTGAAAGCGTACCGCCTGTGCGACAGAAAACAACATGAGACCATGCGTTTGCTACTGGATTTGCGCCAGTTATTGCATAGCCAGAGCCTCCAATATAGACCGCAGGAGTTGCACTTGGGCCAACATTAAATGAGTACGATGAGCCAGCCGCAGTTGCCCTATCTGTTTGACCATTCATAACCATTTGATTGGTCTGAGAATTTGGATATACCCAAGCCTCAATTGAAAAGTCATTTGCGCCAAGCAACCCAACACCAGTAGCCGTAGTCAAATAATCCCCACCACCATCAAAGTATGCAGACCCGCCGTATGTGGTTGGGTTGTACACAGTCAATGGTGCAAATGGGCTGAAGCGTTGAATCTGGTTTGTGCCGTTTGGCGTAAGCGTTAATGGGCTTGCGCTATTATCAATAAATCGGTTAGCTTGAAATGCCAATAATGCCGTACCAGAAATAGCCGTTAGTGGCGTAGTGCTGGGCGTAAAGTTGCTTGTGTAAACAGCTACGTTATTTACGATTCTAAAATTAGAAACATAAAATGGCATTGCGCTAGATACAGATGTACTGGTACACAATAAATTTAATGTTGAATATGCGGTTAAAGAGACTTTAGCCCTTGAACCAATAGAAACACCATTCATATAAAATGTACAGGTATTGGCCGTGTTGTTGTTTACAACTGCAAGGTGAACCCATGTATTTAGCGTGTATGCC